CTACGAACGACTCAAAGCCCAAGAGTTTCGGGACTGCATCACAAAGCACGAGGAGGAACGCGCCCCACTTCTTGAGAGGCTCAACAAAGAGATCACGAGAGGAACGGACAACCCTACCAACGTTCCAGAGTACGACGCAGAAGCAGCGAAATTAGCTTGGAGAATGAAGAACAACCCTTTTTTAATACCCGGAAAGAATGACCAAGAATGAGAAAGTAGAGGATTTCATCGGCAAAGAATGCGTCGTATCCATTGGTGAGAATTTTATCCCTTGTAGAATCGAGCGTCTATTCGTTCAAAGGGAGTTAAAATGGCCTTATATGGCCTCGATATTAGTAGATGTTAATCCGCTGCACCCTATGGAATTGAATGAGTCTGAAATGGATGAATTAAGGGAAGGTGTGTCGCTTGGTTGTTTAGCTGATATAGAATGGGAATAGCGAAGACAAAAGCCAAACTTGACTCTATCTTCTCTCAATTCATCCGGCTTCGAGGATCCAACCAAGAAGGGTGGGGAGATTGTTTCACCTGTGGTCGCTTCCGCCATTGGAAAGAGGTCGACTGCGGGCACTTCATCACCCGTGCGAAACTCGCTACGCGATGGATGGAAGAGAACTGTCAGTTCCAATGCAAACAATGTAACATGAATGGAGGGCAGCAGTTCGTCTTTGGAAAGAGACTCGACGAAGAGTACGGAGAAGGGACAGCGGACAGGATACTCCAAGAAAGCAACAAAACAAAGAAATGGTCAGTTCCTGAACTGGAAGAATTATGTAGATACTACAAGAACAGAGTCGATGAAATCAAGGCACAAAGAGGAATGGAATAACTTCCTAACGAAGACCTATTCAAAACTTCTCCATGTCGCTAAGAGATGGACGAATAACCCTTCCGACCTTGTTCATCACGTATATTTGCGATGTATCGATAAACCCTTCCCCGAGCAGCCTTTCTCGTATTTCGTCAAAGCCATGTACAACGAAGCGACGAGAGGACAATTTAAAGACCTCTACTTCATCTCCGATGTTGACACGAAAGAACAAACCGAAGAAACAGACTGGACAAAAGCCGTCCAACGAGAACAGATGCAACTCATCCTCGACCGTCTCTCGTGGTTCGATAGAACGGTGTTCTCTCTGTACTTGCAAGGATGGAACATGGCTGACATATCTCGACGGTCTGGGATTGGAGAGTCTACCCTTTATCGATCACTACACATCACCCGAAAAATCTTGAAAGATGTTCTTCGTAACAGGACAGAAGAGAAATGATAGACTAGCTATCTGCCAAGGATGCCAATACTTCGTCGAGAAGACGCAATCTTGCGGAGACCTCGTGAAGGAGGCTTTCACGGATTCCAAACTTTGCGGTTGCCATATGCCGACAAAGACGCGCCTGAAGATAGCTTCGTGTCCCCTTGGGAAGTGGGACTCTGAAATCAAAACCAGCGACCTCAATAAGATAAAAGCCATCCTCGACGACCCTACCAAAGCCACGAACGGAGACCTCGCACAGGTCTATTCGTCGGTAACGGGAACGAATACTCAAGCCTCGACTTGTTCGTCATGTAATAAGAGGATGCTCAACGAACTCAAAACCCTACTAAACGATGCCCCTCCCGAAACCTAAACGCGATGAGACGAGATATCGCTTCATCGACAGATGTATTAACGACGTAACAATCAAAAGAGAATATCCCGATCCAGACCAGAGGATCGCGGTATGTTCAACCATTTGGAAACAAGAGATAAACCAATGAGCTACACAGAAAACGAACGCAAACAGATAGCCCAACAGATACGAGAGTATCTAAAGGAAGAGACCAAAGAGAAATTCGAAGAGGCTACCTTCGGAAAAGAAAAGATCCTCGTAAAGAGAACCGTCGCCATGACATGGCACGATAGAGACGTTCTCGAAAACGTGGCGAGAGATGTCGAAGGTCGTATCTTGCACCCATGAGAAACGCACGAAAAGCACTCCTCCACGCTAAGAACTACCTCCTCATTACGGAGAACGCCGAAGTAGTGCGTCTCCATGCTGGAGAAGACCCCGCCACCCTACTTCTAACCCTAGCCGTATTTAATGAAGATTTCAGAAGAACCCTTGAAGCCGTCATCGTTCAAGCTCATGAAGCTCTCGGAGATCCGGGAGAACCCGAACAACCCTCGGATAATTAAAGACGACAAATTCCAGAAACTCGTCAGGAGCATCCAGACGTTTCCGGAGATGCTCGAAGCGCGTCCAATTGTAGTCAACCCCGACAAGATTGTCCTTGGTGGGAATATGAGGCTGAAAGCTTGTAGGGCAGCAGGTCTGACAGAAGTCCCCGTCTACCTCGCTACATGGGAAGAAAGCAAAGAGAAAGAGTTCATCGTAAAAGACAACGTCGGCTTCGGTGAATGGGATTGGGATATCCTCGCTAACGAATGGGATGCCGTGGAGCTTGAAGAATGGGGGCTCGACGTTTGGACTCCGGACGAAGAACCGCCGTTAGAGGAACTAATTGGAGAAGAGAAGAATAAACCAGCGACGATGAAAATAACATTCGAATCACCGGAACAACTTCAACAAGCGGAGATTGATATTCAAGAGTTGTTGGATCGTAAGTTTCCCGGCTCTTATTTTTCAGTATCAGCCGGCGAAATATGAGGCTCGAACTTGCATCTCGTAAAGCGGTTAAATATGCAGTAGAAAATTGGCACTACACTAAATCAGTTCCTAATGTTGGCCTTGCTTTTGCCGTTTTCAATAATAAAAAAGAATTTTGCGGTGTTATTTGTTATGGCGTTGGAGCTACTGCGAACATTGCAAGACCTTATGGATTACAACAAGGACAAGTCGTTGAGTTGTTACGTGTTGCTTTAAATGGCAAACAGGAACAAACGAGTAAAGCAGTAGCTCAAAGCCTTCGATTACTTAAGAAGAAATCGCCGTCTGTAAAATTAGACCAAGCGACCAATTGGATATATACCGGGTTTTCAACTGATTCTAATTTGGTAATTGATGGACAAAGAAAACACCGTCGTACAATTAGCAGCAAATACGGCACGTCTTCAGTAGAAAAAATTCGCAGTTTAGGCCATTCAGTAGAAGTGATAAGAACAAGACCAAAATGGAAGTATATTTATGCGTTAAATTCTGCGGATAGACAGAAATACCAGCATTTGAGTAAACCATATCCACGCGGTTGAAGCATTGTGGCGATGCGTCCGGCATCCAGCCGGGAGAGGGAGGTTCGATTCCTACCCTACCGCTCAACTTTTAGCAAATGGAAGCAGTAAAACTTGACAAAACTGACACCAAAAAAGGCTTAATGCTCGAAGCCTTGGAGAAGTCACTCGGTATCGTCTCAACGGCTTGTAAGATGGTGGATATATCAAGACAGACTCATTACGATTGGATCAAGAAAGACGACAACTACAAGAAGGCGGTTGATTCGATACAAGACAGCGTTCTCGACTTCGCAGAATCTCACCTCTACAAGCTCGTAAAGGAAGGCAACCCCGCCGCGACGATATTCTTCCTCAAGACCAAAGGAAAGAAGCGAGGATATATCGAACGGCAAGAGATAGAGGTACAAGAGAAGAAGCCTCTCTCATGGCTCGATGAAAAATAATTTGAAGAAAAGTGCAATTTATTTTGGAGAATGGAAAAATAGCTGTATCTTTGATTCATCAAACAAACGGAAAAACAAACAGCCATGAACAACACAATCCAACTTCAGCACATCGGACGAGTTAACGCAATCCCAGCAGGCCAACTCAAAAAAGGAATGCAGATGGTTTGGAACTTCGGCGAGACCTCAACAGTGAAGGAAATCACAAAAGAAACAGCAAAGTCTCTTTGGGTTACTGAGGTTGCAGATAAAAGCGGACGAGAGTACAACCGCCGATTCTCTAAGACTCGATTGGTTGCAGCCTTCTAACTAACAGAAGCCCCGAAAAGGGGCTTTTTTTATACCTTGTACCCGGTGAAACTACCCGCGACATATTACCACGTCAAAGAATCAAAGGCGAAGATTCAAGTCCACCAAGGCGGGACACGATCCGGAAAGACGTACTCGATACTCACGGCACTCATCGAGCTTTGTTACAAGAACACCGGCCTCGTAATTACGATATGCCGTAAGACCTTCCCAGCACTTCGCGCTACGGCTATGAGAGACTTCTTCGAGATACTCAACAGAGAAGGACTCTACAACCCGGAGCTTCATAACAAGTCAGAGGGGACGTACCACCTCTTCGGGAACCTTGTCGAGTTCATATCCATCGACCAGCCTCAGAAGGTACGAGGAAGGAAGAGAGAGATACTTTTCATCAACGAGGCGAACGAGATAACCCTCGAAGACTGGAGGCAGCTACTTTTGAGAACGACAGAACGAACGATAATCGACTACAACCCCTCAGATGAATTTCATTGGATCTATGAAGAAGTTATCCCACGAGAAGACGCAGAGTTCTTCCAAACAACATACAAAGACAACCCCTTCCTTCCGGAGAGTGTGGTCTTGGAAATTGAACGTTTCAGAGAAGCAGACGAGAACTTCTGGAGGGTCTACGGACTCGGAGAGAGGGGAACGTCAAGAGCGACCATCTTCACCCATTGGAAAGAAATAGACCAGATACCCCATGAATACAAACTCCTCAACCTCGGACTCGATTTTGGATATACCAACGACCCGACAGCTATCGTCAGAGTCTACACCAACGGACATGGATTCGCAGTCGATGAACTCTGCTATGGAACACGACTTACTAACGCAGATATCGTCCAAATGCTCCGAGATAATCAAGTCAATCGATCTGATGTTATCATTTGTGACTCCGCAGAACCCAAGAGCATCGACGAGATACACGCTCACGGATTCAATACT